GTGTCATCACGACGCAATCCGTGAGGCTTTGAAGTTGTAATCAGAGCTTCTACTCTTCCCTGAGAGTCTGGGGAAGATAATTCAATTTTCTTACCAGAAAGAAGCTTCTTAACGTTGTAAACAAACGAATCCCAGATTGGCTCTAGAGAATCAAAACCAGGAGCGGCAGGAGTAGTGACTTTAGAGTCTTGTACGTAGTATTTGCCACCATTGGTGAGGTTGACACCTCTAGTGCCACCAAATACAGCAATGTCAATTCTACTTTGATCTACATTAGAATATCCGTAAATACCAAACGCCGAAATGACTTCAGAACCAGCTAAGTGCGGACGAGCCTCAGTATCCTGCCTAGAACGGGTTACTCCAAGAAATTGAGTTACAGTTTTGTCTTCATACTCAAAAATTTCATTATTAATACGGAAACTTCCGTTAGTCTCTGGCCAACCGAGTGTAGAGTCAACAGTAACAAATCTTTGGTCGAGATTTGAACTAAGATCTTCGGAAAGAACAGTTTTATATGGTGTGGTGAATTCACCTTTACCATTTTCAGTATCTACATCTAATTCGTAGATTTTACCGTCTTCGGTAAAAACTTCTACAACAGTTTTGACATAAATGCGGGCATCCCCTACATTTGGGTCATTGGGATCAGCATCTTGGTACAAAACTTCCCCTGTAAGTTCTACGGGGTTACCAGAGATGGCTTTGGCACGAATAATTTCTCTGGTGCTATAGTAAGCATCAGATGGTTTGAAAATTCTATCTTTAGGGTATAGAATTGTGGATTCTACACCAAAAAGAACCCTCATCAGATATTTGAAGGATCTGGAGGTTCCTTTAGCCGCATAGAAGTCTTTCAGTCGTTTTGTGACTGAAGAATCCCTAATACCCTCAGCAAACTTATTGGGGAACGATTCAGAGAACTGATTTCTGAATCTTTCAAGAATAAACAGCGCAAAGAAGTTATTGAGGTTAATTACCTCAGATTGGAACGCATGTTCTGCTGGTTCGGACTCAGCAAATGTATATTCCTTGATTAGACCGATATTTGTCGTAGCGTGGAATCCACGAACACATCCTCTAAACTGTGTGTTAGTTTTTTCCCTATAATATATAATTTCTTCGTCAATGAGGATCAAACCCTCAGATGGAAAGTCTTTAGTGTTTTGTACGTCAATGATGCCCGCATCAATAGACACCAAGCCTGCGGTTACTGTAGATTCGACAAGATCATTGAGATTGTCGATATTATAGTAGTCATCAAAGTTTCCAATGATGTCCAGGGGATTACCCTTCAGTTCTTGGCTCCTATAGTAATACTTTAGGAACTGAATGAAGTCAGGATAATCTTCTCTGATAAATTGAGGTAAAAATTCCTCAACTCTATCAGATATTCTGTCTTTAACATCAGGTGAGACTGTAGCGTCAATGGGAGAGACTCCAACCGATGTGGAGGGAGTCTGCCAAGACGCTACGCGCCAAGATGACCTTTCAATTGCCATTAGGGTTTAACTATAGCTGGACTCTGGGATAATACCTGTACCTGCGGTATTAGAACCGCTCGCAATCTCATCATCAATTACATTTACCACTAGGTTATCTATACCCAATGTCAAATAGGTTTCTCGGAGTGCTACGAGATCATTTGACTCAGGTACGACCGAAAACTGGAGAATATTTTGATTGCTACCAACAACTTCATCAATGATCAAATCGTTGATAGTGATTTCTCCTCTTTCATAATCAACACTTCCCCAATTGCCCCCAATATACTGGGTAGCGCCATTTTCGGTAATGTAGAAGAGCCTTACAGTACCGAGACCATCATCATTTAGGTAATATGTAAAATTGCCACCATCCACTCTCTTAAAACCATTAGAGGTGAAACTTGGCGACTCCAATTGTGCGTTAATTCTATTACCAAAGCAAATAGTATAGTTAAAACGCTGATTCAGGGATACGGTAACATTTTTTCGCATTCTGATGCGAGTGATGTTTGATGTAACCGATTTTTCAGCATCGTCAATGATTTTCTGTAATTTTGAATACTTAAATTTGCCACCAAACTTGTTAAACTCCTTAGTTTGGTTAAGGGACTCCAGAGTCGTGAAAATGACCTGTTTGAGCTCCTCCTGGGAGCGTCTGGTGACGTTTGGGTTAAAGTATACGAAAGAAGTCAAATCAATATAGACTACAGATGGATCTATAATCTTTGGCTCGACTGCTCCTACAGAATAGTTGCGGATTTTCTTAAGAACTGCCTCTTTTTCGGAAATTGACAGTCTGTCAGCATTTTTGGGTTTAATGGCAATCATAACTTTGCCATATTCGGGAGGATCTGCTTGCTCTCCTCCGAATGCGACAATTGATTGGACATTTGGGTAAATTTGAGGAATAATCGACTCATAATCCTTAGTAGTTACCGCTCTACCGAAACTAGAGTAGAATTTGGGTGCGGAATACTTAATAGAAGTCACAGATTCGGCTTCTGCGCCACCATCGGGAGCAGATTCGAGTGTCAGAGTGATTCCAGACGTGATTGGGTTGTTACCCGAGTCCTTAATAGTTCCAGCAAAGGTAAAGTCGTCTAAACCATTAGCACCAGAACCACTAGAGAGCGAATATGTCGCTTCAATGACATCGCCATTCAAAAGTTTCTCTCCGATGATACCATCACCGAAGATAAGTTCAAATCTTCTGTATTCAGACTCTTCGAGGAAGAAGTTTTTGCTAGAGTTATCAACTGCGGTAATATCAGTAGCCAAAAGATAGGCGTCAGTAACAGTTCCGCGAGTTACTTCGATCTTTAGAGTAGAAGTATCAGCTTTTTCGTTTCCAAGAATAAATCTTTGGCGCTCAGAAGTGTTTCTGACAAAAGTATCCTTAATGAAGATGCCCTCATAGGTAACAACATCATTAAAAGTCGCAATACCGTTCAGAGTATTGACAGAAACGATCAAATCTTTGGGAATTGAGAAAATATAGTTCGTATTTTCCTCACCAACGAAGCTTGCGAAGATTCCAGCGTTGATTTGGACCGCTTGGGGGTAAGGAAATGGAGTTTGGATCTCAACTTTGAAGGTAGCACGCGCAGATCTGTAACTTCTTGGCGTATAACCGATCAATTTAGCCAATTTTACGACATTTTCGCGCAAAATTGCGCTATCAAGGAAATTTTCGTTGACAATGAGGTTAGAACTGACCGCCGAATAGTAAGTATTGTAGGCGAGAACGTCTAAAAGGACCGAAAGTGACGATCCTTCAAAGTCATAATCCGAAAATTCGTCTTGACCAGCAAGATATGCCTTAAGTTGGGCTTTAATCTCGTTAAATTCTAACGAGTTGACCTGGGTAAGTGCCATTATTTCTTGAGGATGACTGCGATGTTGTCAATAACGTTTGGTAGACCTGTGATGAGATAGTATATCTCTACGTTGAGATCATTTTGGTCCTCAGTGAAATTCACTTGAACGTCATAACATACAACACGAGGTTCATATTCATTGACTAAGGTTTTCACCCTGTCCTCAAATTGGATCTTATTGCCAGATGACCAAAGTTCAAATAGTGGCGAAATTAGGTTTCCACCAAAAGCTGGTAGAAACGGCTTCTCATAGAAGTTGTAACGAACAATGTTCTTTACAGACTCCTTGATAGCCGCTTCATTCTTCAGAGTGTTAACATCGTCCGTAACGGGATTTTTCCGAAAGGAAAGATCAAAATCCTTAAACGAACGGCTAGTGGATGCCATTTGCCACAACTCGACCTACTGTATTTAGCAGGTTTTCTGAAGGGGCACTATTCCCAGCGTTCCACGTAGTCATCAAATCCATTTTTCCCACCACATTGACGAGAAAGACGATTTGAGGGTGGTTCGTTGGGTTTTGCCTTGGTTGATTTTAGATATTTATCAGCTGCTGGAGAGGTAATTAGTACCATTCCGCTTTTGATGAAGTCGTCACCGACATCTACAGGTGAGTTAGCCATAAAAAATCCTCCTAAAAGTCTCAGAAGAGAACTTTTTAGGAGGTTGCTATCTCCGTGAGTAGTTATTTAGAACTACTTTCCTTGCCCACGGTACTTTTTCCTTGCTTTGTTACGAGAAGTAGCAGCGTATTTGGTGTTTTTGGAGTTGCCTTGACGAGTACACTTGGGCTTAGACTCCAATTTTACGTTGCCAGTTAACGAAGGACGCTTTGCCATGGTCGTTTTTTCTGTGTGTTACCCCAAAATCATAGAGCCAAAGCGGGTTTTTGTCAACTCAGTCCCCGATGTAGACTTTTTTAGCGCCTTCGGAGATGCCATGGTTGGCAACTTTGCTCCCACAAGCGATGTCAGAACCCAATCGAGCGCATTTTTTGCCGTTTACAAAGACCGTATTCGATCCAGTAGTGATTTTTCGCTGTGTTGGGGCGTGAGTAGTGCTGTCACAAGTGTGTGCTGACCATTGATCATCCACTCTACCGACGTTTTGACCGCCCGCATAGACGTTTGGAGACCCCGCAGGGAGGGTTGTAGGGGGAAAACAATCGTGTCCAGTACAATATCCGCCAACAACCGATGGTGTAGTGCTAGCCATAGTGATTAATATCGAGTTTGAGTGAGTGCTGTGCCCAATTTATCTCTACCTAAGTCCCAATTATTCTTCAAAGTCTGAGTAACAGTGAAAGTATAGGTCACGGGGACACCAGAACAGAGGGTAATTACGTCATATGTATAGGTCAACGCCCTAGTGGCACGGAAATCAGGCTTGTATCTGATGAATGTATCCACTGTAGATGGGAAATCATTCTCAAATTGACCACCTGTAGTATATGGATCTGGTTGAACACTGTCTTTGCTGATAGTAAAGATCTCACCACCTTCGCTTTCAGTGCTATCCAATTCAAGTTTTGGTGTGTGAACCTGTTTTCCAGTCTCGTCGTCTCGGTATTCCCATTCCCTTTCGTCAAACAGGGTCTCGTTAAAAGTCCCGATACAACTAATCGTAGGAAGAGTGCTGAGCACTGCTGTGGGTATATACGTCAAACCGCCTACTGGATACCCTGGGCATAGTCCAGGATCGATTCCAGAGGCGACTGAAGGGGTTACAGAAGTCATTTCGACACTGACTAAAACCTCTAATGGAGATGTGTCAGTTGGACATGGCTCAAGGATAACTGTGATCGTATCCGAAAAGGGAACGCCGATCGTAGCATCGTTAAAATTGTATTTGCTTAGGTACGCCATGCCCTCAGAGTTCGCGGTTTTTACGCGATTTTTTTAATCGTCTGTGAGGTGATCTAAACACATCGGAGATGTTCCTACCTCAATGCTATTTAAGCGTTTTTCATGGTCACAGACAACATCAACGAGTTTTTCATATTCCTCAGAGCCTGGACGGCGCATAAGGAGTGTCATGTCATTCAGACGCTTTTCGAGGGCTTCTACTTGACTCTTCAAAAGAAGAATCATATCTAATTCGCTCATAGTGCTTCACAGGATATACACTGCTCTTGTAGATTGTACACTAACTTGTGATTGTCAGTGACAACATAAAATCCGTCTACGGTTTGATCATCAGAAGAATGGAAGCCATAAGTTCTCACTTTCTCGCATGTACCGTCGATACAAAACTGCTTCGTACCTGCGAGATATGAGTGAAAACGGTCATCCAGGTTAATCATAGTGCTACGGCTCCGTAGAGATTGTTTGGGAGCCCCTCTAAGGTAATTATAGAGGAATGTTCTGGTATGACAACACTTAAGTTGCCATTGATACCTTTCTTAACTTTCTTCCAGTAGGCTTCCTTCCTTACCCAGATACCATAAAATTCCTCTGCCGATTTCACCTGCTCCTCTTCTGAAAAATACCTACGGCAAAGTTTTTCAAATTCTCTCGGACGCCCAACTTCAATGTCTACCCCAATCTGCTTGGAACCTACCGCAATCGCGACATAATCGTCACTGTCGGATTTACTCCAATGTACGTGGGCGGGCAAATGGCAATTGAGCTTACCATCTAACCAGTCTGCGATACACAATCGGATTAACTCGGAGTGCGTCACACGGGGGTTATCAAAAAGGTAAACTCGGAATTTTTTCTCGGAAAAAATTTTGAGAATAGGGATCCTATGAAAAAGCATTGGCGTTCGTTCGAGGGGGCGAGAGCAAGACTTTATAGATTAGGCTTGCGGGTCCCTTTTAGCTAGGGGGGGGGCGCCACCAACGGGCGCCTAGTGTGATTCTTCAGAGTGCCCAGCAGGTCTGATTCACCCACTCGCCGTAGCTAACAGGTGCTAGCATGTAGCGGTCCCAGAGGAGGCGCAACTGGTCACGGCGTCGGCACTCGTGGGTGCTGTAGTGTCCAGACTGCCATGCGATCGTGACGTTACGAGTCAGAGGGGAGAGGCGAATGGCACGGGTTGCGGTGCTTGCCTTGCTGGTGTCTAGGGTGATCATGCTGTGCTGTGTGTGTGGTTAGTCTACCATGGAGGGGCGACCCCTCAGAGTTCCCAGATCATCTCCTCCATCTCAGCGGCGTCGATGGCGGGGTCATCCCAGCGCACCCCGTCGCCAGTGGTGACCAGATGACGACCGATCTGCCCATCAGTCATGCAGCGCACGAACTTCTCCCAGGCGGTCTCAATGCCTGCCTCTCGGTAGGTCACACACGCCTTAGCGGTGTTGTACAGGAACTCATCGTTGCCGATCCACAGGGCGGCGTTCCAAGTTTCGTAGTTTGCCCAACCGTTCATGGTCTGTCGTTTGTGTGTTGTGTGTATTGTAGAGCCAGGGTTGCTCCCCTCAGGGGGAGAGTGGACACCTCAGCGATTGACCCCGAACACCAGATCAGCGATGGCGTTAGAGTTGGCATCGGTGCGACACCAGCGGACGGGCTCACCCTTCTGGGGGCACATCCAGATCATGCAGGGCTCACCCGTGATCTGTGCCAGGCGGAAGGCGTGGTGCATGTCAGTCGCCCAGTCGCACCCGTGAGGATCGAAGTTAGTCCAGGCGGCGGGTTGAACTGCGATGGCGTTGGGCATTGTGCTTTGCTTTGTTCCCTTAATTATAAGGGCAGAGGTTGGCGGTTCTGGGGGGCTAGTGGACAGTGC